ACGCGGGGACCTAGTTTATTTTTAACTAGACCTTCAAGGTGAGTCCGCAAGGACTTCTTTAGAAGGTCAACCTGTACCAATGTAATTCTACGGTCTGATACAAGTCTAGATGCAATCTCTGCATCCATTTATTTGTTAAATTCGCGATTTTATAAGTCACTCTAGTAGAGAACTACTGTGACTGACGCAGAGGCTATAACTATTTATCACAAAAGCCTCGTGTTATTTAATAACACATCTATCTAAAATACCCTAAACTCACAACAATAGACTAAATTGTGGTTATTTTCGGGCTCAATCATGAAAATATTATTTAAAATATTTTTAAGATCTCCCATATCATGCTATCTAATAGTACGATACTTAGCAAAAACAGATCAAATTTGACACGTTTCTGCACTATGGAGATTAGTTTTATTTGGGAATTGCGTCTATAATTCTACGTATAATTATAAAAGAAAATTCCTAATTAAAATTTTTGATTGGTTTTAGATAAAATCCTAAGTTCTTGAACTCAAAATTTATCTCATAAACCAGATTTTCTGAGATGAAGTCCTTAAATTTTATTCTAAGGTTTTCATCCAAATATTTTTGTTTTTTAAAATTTTTTATCATCCTCTCAACACTTTTCCCATCCTTAATTAACATATTAAATTCAGCTTTAACGTTTTCGCCGAATTTGAACATATCATTAAGAAAATGGTGCACACTGTTGATTAGATCCTTAACATTATTTATTTTGTATACTGTAAATAAATTGCTAACTCTAAAATCATTCATTAAACCCCCTTTCAATTCTGTTACGAAATTGAGAACGGGTTCCAATTGACTGAGGGTATCTCTCAATTGCCAAGTGGTCAAAGTCGGGAAGTACTTATCTTTCTTATTGACTAAAACCTCAGGTTTCACACCAGCATCCCTGAAACTGTCAACCCTAGGGTTGTTTTCAGCATACAGGTTCACATATCCCTCATGATTATCAATCATAACATGCAATGTGTAGCATAAATTGGCTACATGTTCCAAATTCATAATATCAAACATCTGATGAGACTGAATAACGTTCACTATGGTATGAAAATTTTTTGCAATCAATTCTCCCATAGATTTACCGCTATCGGTCGTCAGTTCAAACTCTTGAATTGGGTAGTCAACTTCCATTGCTTATTATTTAGTACAATTGATTCACATTGACAATAGAACGTCTGTGTTTGTTTTTTAACAACACGTAGTTCTGGTCTGAGTTGATAGCTTGCAATTCCTGTTCTGATAATCTTAATTTTGATGGATCGTAGAAATCACAAGCTAAATAAGCGTACTCTGGCTTAAACCCCCTTTTGTTTGCATGATACCAACCTGGTACTAATGCCCCCTCTTTAAGCAATGTCAAGATCTTCGGACTGTAATACCTCAACATTAACCTCTCAACATTACACACGGTTTTTGTGAGAGAATTCAATAACCTGACATGATCAGATTTCTTCAGTCTGATATTCTCTCCTTTATCATTTTCCCATATTAAGTGTGATGTGAGATCTCCGATAGCATTTTTACTAGTGCAAAATGTCACACCAAATTGGAATATTATGAGTTCAGCTTGAATACTGTCAAATCCCAATTTAATGTAATATGATTTACACTCTTCAAAAATCCTTTCTATCTCAGTTGAAAACAGTCTGTATTTCTCTATCCTCTTCAGCTTTGATTTGACATTTGACCTTTTCTCAGTTATGTTTACAGGAATATTTGGTTCTGTTTCAACAACTGGAATTTTTGCCTCTTCACCGGTCTTCTCAATGTTGTTACCAGGATCATTCTTCTTGTTTGAGTTTTCATCAACTGGAACTGGTTTTGGTTGAGGCTGAGGACTGGGTTTTGGTTGAGGTTTAACTTCTTCAGATGGCTTCTTGTCAGGCTTTTCCTTGTTTTCATCCTTTTCCAAACTGACATTGAAATCTTTCTCAGTTTTTATAGAGGTTATATCAACTGCATCTCTCAATTTCATGCTGATAAGTTGGTCAGTATTCATCATCAAAATGTATGTGTGAATTTTTGATGGTTGATGATTTTCATTGTTCACCAAGAAAGTATTGAACAGACTTTTAAATCTGACAAAATTTGTCTTATAAACATTAAACCTATCAACATCAATACCATCACCAGGGTGAGCCAAAGATATTATGAGATCAGAAGGATTGAAGGTTCCTTTGATCTTCACATATTTGAAACCATTCAAACTCAAATTCCAATTGCTTCCTTCTTTAACCAAATCAATAGAACACAATGCCCCAACTCTAAAAGCTCTTGCATTACCTAAACTCTCAAAAGCAGAACTCCAGAACCTTCCGCCTGTTTCTTTAAATTTGTGAGAAGATGGGTCATTAAACTTAAATTCATATATCAAATTACCAGTGTTAACAATGAATTTGATTTGCAGTACGAATTTAGTTTGACTTAAAGCTAATGAGTGTAGATATTCCAGTCTCATAACTTGCACATTTTGAATGTTCAAAGTATGACTCTGACACCACAATTTAGCTTCATTTCTTGAGTAGACTACCCCATCAATCTCTTCATATAGATCACCAGCTTCCATTATTTACTGCAACCACCAGGAGCCAATTGTGATACGTTATAATATTTCTTGTCTTGACTAGATCCTTTCAAAGCTTGGCACTTCATCAGCAAGTTTGCCGCTAAATCATCGTCAGAAATATTTATCATAGCACCATTGACATAATCAGCTGGAATGTTCCAGTACTGTGACAGAACTCCATGTTTTGCTTGTAAGTGGTGATCTGATCTTACCTTTCCAGTAGCTTTCAGAATCTCTATTTCATGCTCATGGTTTCTTGCATATTGTCTAAATGGATTTGGGACATGCGGTAGATTTCCTTTAATAAAATCTATAAATTCAGATGTTCTCCAGACGTACTTTTGACCCTTAATCATCAATGAATTTGATAAATTTCTTTGTCTTGCATTTTTCATTGATGTACTCTGAGTCAACCAACATTGAACTAAGCTGACATAGAATGCTAGAAATTCGTCTTCACTCAACTCAGCATCAGATTTCTTGTATACAAATTTCTTTGCAAAATCTCTCATGCATTGTTCGAATTTCTTTTCATCCTCTTCAGTCATCACATCAGCTCTGTTCGAGTACACCACGATGTCTCCAAGTTTCTCTGGATTCATGTGTTCTGGATCAATTAAATCTCTTGGATTTATTTCATTTATTTGTTTCTCCCCCCCGCTATCTCTTTTATTTAAATTATTTTTTGTTACATCTTCATCCTCATAAAAGGTTTCAGTAATTTCAGACTTCTCTTCTTTCTTCGACGTCATCCTCAAAATTCAATTATAAATCAAATCAATTCGAGAATGTTGTCATCTTACTGAACAAACAAATTATAGGAACTGGATGTATATTTTCTTAATTTTTAAATTTTTTGTTTTATTTTTTATTTAATTGAAAAAATTTGGCAGTTGTGAAAAGCAATACACACATTCAAAGAAATTTTTCAATTCATCATCATCAATACCTGTTTTAGTATCTTTGTCAAGAAATTTCACCAGATGTTCGTTAATTACATTAAGAATTAATGCAATAGAACCTCCTTGTGACATTCTAGCCTTCATATACTTAGACAAGTATTTTTCCACAGTTTCATTTCCATATTTGTCTAACAACGTGTCGAGATCCATTTTAGAAATTCACCTTCGTCTGTCTTAGATTTATTCGACCTATATTCAGTCATCAGACGGAGTGTTCGGAATGATGTCTCTTCATCTCTACTCAATCCTTGAATCGATAAGAGTTTGAAGAAATCAAATCTCATCCATGGAACTATACCTGGAATTGTGCTAAACAATCCTGGTTTGAACTGTGTCAGTCTAAACAATCTAATTGCTCTGTCACCTCTTAGATTCGCCCATTGTCTAATTATATTATTACAGTTAAACCCGGGGTCGAATCTTTTGACAGAGTTTTTAATAAAACTGTTTAGATCTGATGATAAGAATTTTATTTTCTTTCCATCAACAGAAAATTTTACAACATTTTCCCTTTCCCAATAAGCTTTATTCGTTGTTAACTTTCCAAAAACGAACAATAACGCATCCAATATCAGACCTTTATCCGTGATTCCAAATTTTTTGAAATACAAAAATAAAGTTTCTGAAACTAGTTCGTCGATGTGTTCTGGAAGTGACGAAGAGTTGCTTTTTGGAGCTGGGAGTTCACTGGTCCTTAAATAATTTGATACTGAAATTGGTTGGCCCAGGATATCGATGACAGACTCTTTAGGCATTTTCATAAATAGAGTGTCTTCATCCAAACTGGTCTTCATCATGAAAACAGCCTTTATGAATCGCTGAAAATCTTTGTCCAGTTGTTTGACAGCGTTCATATTGTCTGAGAATCCACGACTATTCACAGTCAGATTATCAAACTCCTTAATGAATTTAGCAAGGACAAGTGGATTGTCCTTAACATTATGAAGTTCTTTGTCCTGTACCATCGATTCAAAGTAAACATCATAGAATTTTCTGTTAACATCTATTTTTGCTTTTCCTGATTTTGAATTGTTAAGCCTCACATATTCTTTAAATGCTTCCAAACACTCGAAGAACAAAGGATTACTCGATATACCCTCACCTATTTGATTGGCTTTTGTGTCAACTGGGATATCGAATCCTTTTATTGCACCTGAGGTGAATTCTTCAATGGGTATCAACCTGTTTTGAGAATTGCAAACTCTGTATAGAGTTATTAGTCTTGATCTGCTTGAATTTGGGTAGGCCTTCTCAATATCTTCTTCCGTGAATGTACAACCCAATGATTTATTGTCATTAAGGTAGTCATTCATAGATTTATCTATATAAGGTTGCCATGAGCCTAGGAATTCAAGCCAATCCTCTGTCGTGAACAGTGAACCAGGTTTGTAAGCCATTTTCTGAATAAGTGACGGCTCAACTTTATGAAAATAAATATATATTAATTTTACTATACTATTGTCATCTTCAGTCACAAAATGAACGTCATTTCCTATTTTTCTGAATTGTGCATCAAAAACAGTAGGTCTTCCACTGGAGATGGCCCTGTATTTTTCTGCATTTTCAGTCGAATAGTTTCTGTTCATGTATTGTGATAAATCTGACAGTTTATCCCTAACATCACTACGTTTAAATAACAATTGAAAACATTTAACGAGTTTAGCACTATCAGTCAATTTCACCATGATGTCTTTACAAATGGGAAATTAGTGATAATATCCGATAACTCACTAAAGTCTTCTGTCCTAACAACTTCAAAATCACCTAAAAAATCTCTATTATCTGCACAATAATAAATAATTAACCCACAATTATGAAAGTAAATGACTATTTTTAGACCCATTCATTTGTTCTCAAATAATTTGTTTAAACTAACTAACCTTGAATAAAGCTCTTTCCCGGATGAAATGTTATTCAATTTTGATTCAAATATCGTCGGTGTCTTCACGTAGGTTAGTAGATGTTTGAGATCAGGTTGGTAATAACTTAAGATTGCAATCAATGTGGCCAACTCATCCACATTTGATAGTTGAGTTAAGTTGAGATTCAGTTTCTTAATACTCTCAGTCAGAGTGAATGTGTTTGGTAATATTGTCTCTTTACCTGTTGATTTGTTTCTGACTGATAGCTCAAGAATACCATCCACACTGTATCTATATAAGTATTCCAATGTTTCACCCAAATTACAGTAGAGTCTTGACTCCATACGAGCACTAATCAACCAGTCATTGTATAAAACGAAAGGATCAGATCCTTCGTAAACATTAAGAACTGTGCTGGTGTGATTCGTAATCTTTCTTTCTCTTCTGTAAGTATATGGGATCGCCATAGGTTTCCTTACTAGTACGCTAGGATTCCCAAAGAAACTTAGATCCATCAATGGATGTGAGTTGCAATCAATATATGTCATGTTGCCTAAATCTTCTTGAGCATGTGACATTGAGCAACCAAACGACACAGCAGATCTTAAATCTGGGTCAATGATACAAGTTAGTCCTATATTATGTGCATATGATTGTACATCTTTTTGTATTTTTAAAAGAAGTGATGAACCTCCTACAAGAAAAAGAGCACCAGATTTCACTTGATTTCTTACAACCATATTATTCAAAATCCGTAAACTTCGAATAGAGAATGGTTCAATGCAAGTGTCAAGTTCTTCTCTGGTTATCTTCACCGTGACCAATCTACCCGACTCATCCATAACATTAAACGATTCTCTTCCTTTACTGTTTGACTCTTCTTTTATTGTGGCCAAGAAATCTGCTGACAATGGAAATTTCAGGTTGTGTTTCTTGCTGATGTATACTGATATTGCTTTATCAATATCTCTACCACCTAAGAAAGAGTCTCCTTCTGTATCAGCGACTGTGACATACTTTCCATCTCTAACAATCAGTGATGAATCGTATGTACCTCCGCCTAGATCATACATAAGAAAGGAATCGAATTGTGAGTACTTTGAGACAAAGTAGATAGCTGCAGCTGAAGGTTCATTTATTATTCTGCGTAATGAAAAACCTAAACTGTCACAGACCGATTTCATAAACATTCTCTGTTTGCACTTGTAATCGGCTGGGACTGACACATTAAGACTCACTATGTTTATGTTCTCTACTTTAGAAAACAATCTAACTAAAGTTTCAATATATAATAGTATGAGTTGCTTAACAGTGTATGTACAGGAATATCCCTTGTTTATCCCAGTAAGTTTGACGTCATTACCATCTAACACGGCAACATATTGAGGTTGGATTTTGGCTTTGATGACATCAAAATTGATCTTGTCAACTCCGACCCATCTCTTCAGATCGTAGAAATAACAGTTTGGTATTTCTTTTCCTTCTAAGACCTGAGCTGGACCTCCAACGACAACATCACCAGAGTTAGTAATGGCTAAACAAGTAGGGATGAATTCAGTATCGTTCAATTTCAAGACCCGCATCTTACCATCGACGTAAGCGCTGATCGTTGAAAAAGTCGTACCAAAATCCAACCCTGCTTTAGCTGACATCTTCACTGAGACTTAAGACACTGGTCACACAGATAGGGGATAAGGGATCTCCTAAAGACCAGGTTTAATTGGAAAACGTAGGGAGTAAAAGAATGAATAAAATAAAAACAAAAAGACGGGGACTCCTACAAAATCTAGAAATTTACAAAAAGAATACAAACTTAGTTAGGATATTCGATCAAAATGATCAAAATCGAACCAGGTTTGCAAAACACAAAACACAAAAATGACACTTATAAACAAAATATATTACAATAATTACAAATAAAATATTATATCAGGTCGGATACACAGATCAAAGTCACTCAGCTCAATCAAATTGCCATACATTAAAAGCACAATGCATTGTATGACAAAATGAATCAACTGAATTAATTGATCATAGATCCGGCCAAAGAATGAAATAATCCATAATTATTTTTTCATTTTTTATAAGAAATACACTAAATTATTTTTGTGATAGAAATTTCACTGATCAATCACCCATCTGCACCGCCTGAAAACCTGTGAAGGTTTGCAAGCTCATATCGATTTTCATCGACGAAGATTAATGCAGAATGGATAAAATAACAGTAAAATTTTTTCTCATTTTGTTTATTTTTTATTGTTTTTTGAACACACGTCATTTACATGATCATCACATTATTTAAAGTGTACATAATTTGAAATTTCTCTCAAATTAAGTACGAAGTGATGAGAATGCAAAGGAAGTGTGAAATTTTTTCTTTTTATAATAATAATAGTAAATTTTTTGTGTTGTACAGAATATTCTCGAAATCATCCATCATTTACCTAGTACCAACTTCCCAGGTTATCACCAAATCAATATAAATTGACGCGGTGAGGTTTAAAGTATTAACGATGGACAAAAAATCAAATAAAATGTGCAACGGGTTTCTCCAAACACAGATCTTAAAAATATCGCTAAATCCCATCTCTTTTGCCATGACAGCCCAAGATAGAATTCAGAAATAAACTTGATTTCTGTGAATGAAAAATTTTTTGATTCTTGAAACAACACTTATTATTACATATAGCGGGGGGGGATATACTGAATATAAGCAGGCGGAAGTTTCACAGCGGGTCGGTTTCTCCAAACCCGTGTGTTAAATCGCACCGAACTCACATCCAGACCAGGATGGGTGGTGACTAACAATCGCAATCCAACTACGGGTTCTAGCCGTAATCGTCGGCGAAGCCAGTTTATTTTAGTGGTAGGCGCGGTGTGTGGTGTGTTGTTTCTACTATTATTATTATTACACGTCTGCAGCTGTGTACTGCAGAAGTTGCTCTCTCGGAAAACTAAGATTTCGCGACACAGAGGTCGTCACATACCCGAAGGTAGGCGACAACTTGGTCGCTAGATCTCAGTTTGACCATTCTGAGATAGCGGGGGGGAAATTTTGGTGGGAGAGGGGCATCCCTTAACACCATGGAAGTGGTCAATTTCCCCCGCGT